TTTAGGTCAGAGCCTGATCATCGTCGCACTGAATCTTGTAGATACCGTCACCGTCGATAGCGACAGCCCCGGAACTCATCATGTGGTCGATGAGGTGAGCGGCCTTTTCTGCAACCCAATCGATAGAAACGGTCGGGGCCAAGCCCTCGGCAAAGCCAACGGAGAGCTTGTGCCAGATGAAGCAGTCACGAACGCCGGAGGACAGGGGAAGACCGGTATGAATAACCCACTTGACACCAGCCCACTCCTTGAACTTCATCCAGGGGCCAGTTTTCCAGGGAAGTCCGTCCGCGCCAACATAATCAGCGTCAGCGAATTCTGAGATGGTCATGAGTTCAGCCCACTGGTGAGGGCCAACAGCACCGAAGACATTAGCATCGAAGGGAACATCATTCCCGACGAGCGTTTCAACTGCGGTCAGAGCACGGTCGCGGGTCAGGCCAGCGGTGGAAGCGGAGTCGGTAGTCCCAGCACCGGACGAAAGCACCGTGGTGATACGCGAATCAGTCTCGCGGGCAAGGGCGTAAGCCCCGGTGTTAGCAACGATCTTGCGTTCATCGATGTTGGTCTTGAGTTCGTCGAGCTTGTCAACGAAGTCGGCGGCGTATGCATCGGTCAAGGTCGCGGTCACGTTGGTGTGGGCGGCGTTCATCAGCGGCACATTGCCGTGACGGGTCTTGGACCCGGCAGTGCCCTTCCCGGCCTTCTGAAAGATGCACGTGGAGCCAACTACACCAGTCTTGAGGCGCACCAGGTTGCGAAGCTTCGCCTGTTCCTGCTGGTAGGCCAGTTTTACTTCTGCTTCATACTTGGCGATGAAGGCAGTGGAAATGGAGGTGGACATAATAAACTCTCTTGTTTTTAGTTTATGCGAAAAGTCCTAGCCGTTTGGCCGGGTATCCCACACGTTTAACAAGAGGGTATCCACTCTAGTGGGCCTATGATAAACGGCATCAGGGGCCGGGGTTAAAAGGTTGTTAATTGCTCTGCCTATGTGTAGGACAGCGGTCCGCCGCGATAAACTTCTCCCTCGTGGAGGTCTTCCCACAATTCGTCAGTCTCCCGGACAAAGTCTGGGTCACGTTTTGCGGGATCAGCATATCGCGGGTCATTGAATCTTTCCTTAACAGTGGACTTGCTCGGCATATCTGCACCGCGCATGTTACCACCATCAGCACCCTTCAGAGAGGGTTCAGGGATAAACTTCGCACCAGCGAGAAGGGCTTCCCTGATGGTCGGATGATACAAAGACTTTCCAAGCATCTCCTCCAGCTTGCCGTCGGGCGAGATGGACTTCACGAAACGGGTGACAAGGTTTTCATTGACCTTGAACTTATCGCCCCATGCCATCTTAGCCTCGTCGACCCAGCCAGCTTCTTCGTCCTGACGCCTTGCACTCTGTGCGGCGCGTTCATCATTTGACAGGGAAAGAAATGCTTCTACCTGCGCTGGGGTCATGCCGTTTTCATGGGCGAAGTTGAGGAACCCATTGAACTGTTCCTCGTCGAATCCATCAGGTGCCTTCACGCCGTACTTGTCAACGGAGTCAGGGACGCCATTCAGCTTGCGTAGTTCTGCTGTGTAGGCTTGCCTTTCTTCTTCTGTCGCGTCCTCGCCAGGGACTTTCAACTGCGGCCTTTCACCGAGCTTTGTTTCAAGGTTTTTGTAGGCAGTGGCGAGTTCTTCAACGCTCTTGTACTTACCAGCCAACAGGTCGTTGGTGGTTTCTTCCTGAGTAGCAACCGGTTCCTGAACATCGGCGGCACCGGTGTCGGTAACGGAGGTGTCCAGCACTTCTTGTGCTTGGGCTTCGTCAGACATAACTTCTCTTCTCCTGTTCTAATGCGTCTATTTCCTCTACCGGGTCTCGGCGAAGGATTTCAAGGATACGTCGTGCCAACCACTCAGCACCCTCGTTGAACGATGTTTTATGCGGATCGCCTTCGACATAACTACTTGCGTCAAGGCGGGCCTCTTTCATGATGTCCCTCAAAACAATACGGCCATAGTCAGACTCAAATACCCGCTTAAATCTCTGGTGGCGCCCGATAAGATCAGGTAGTTTATTGAACCGCATTTGCACCACCTTCTAGCTTTGCGATAGCTGGGCCAGCCTTACCTATATTCTCTGCTGCCTGCGACATATCTGCCTTTTGCTGTTCAGCGGCCTGTGCTTGCGCTCTCTGCGCTCTTGTCTCCTCGACCGCCCGCTCATCCCTGAGGACCTTGGCCGGTGTATTGAACCGTGCGGAAGTGATACGTAATGCCTGATCAGGATCTAGATTGTCGTATATGGACGGATCTTGAGTGATCTCAAAACGACCATCGGCAAACGCGAACGCCTGGGCTATCCCCTCAACCTCCTCAGCAGACCGGTAGCCACGGAACAACGGGCTAATGAACTCAAATCGCATCTTGGTACCACGGATTGACTCGGGCGGTGGGCTAATCTGTCCAGCCCTCCATAAAATACCAAAGATGCGCTCAAACAGTGGCTGTAGGTAGTCCGCTTGCAAACGACCTAGGAACGGACCAAGCTGGCGCAGCGCCTCGGCCTTGATCTCCAAAACCTGATCCACCCTCATATCAGAGTGTCTTGGCATTGAACGGAACACGTCGACAAAAAAGGCACGCTCAATGGATTCACGCTTACGGTCCTGCATTTCCAGCGAGAACGAAGGTTCTCCCCCACCTGGCATTTCGGTGACAGGTCCAAGCCTCGATCCTGTGAATTTGTTGGGGTCATAATAATTGAGAGACTTAGCCCCGACCCTGATGTCTCCCAATATTCCCTCACTGGGAATCATCAGAGACGGATCAGCCCGTTTCTCGGCACTACGCATGTTGGTACGTTCCTGCTGTTGCAAAGTCTTAATATCGGCAAGGGCCTTCATGGCCGGGCCTCGACCATAAACACCATTGTCACGACTCACGCGGACAACAACATACGGGAACTCGAAATATCCTGATTCCTCAAGCAGGTTTTTGTCACCTTCTGACTGGTTGTCTATCCAATAGACTGAGGCAAATTTACGGTTTTCAGGATCGCTTTTCGTCGTCTTGCGTTCTCTCCTGGGATAGACAGCATGATAGACACAAATAGGCTTGTCTGCTTCGTTTGAATCGTTTTCAAGGGCCTCAGAAATCACAGAGCTACCATGGTCCGGCCAGTCCTGCTCTATCTGCCTTGCCGTCGCTTCATACTTGCGGATAAGCGTATCGATCTGTCCCTTGCTGTTCTCCGCTATGACGTAGTTCCCGGGCTTGATACATTTGAAATTCGGTTCTCCAGTCATCTCCTTTTCGTCTTCTTCGACATAAAGGCAGAACTGACCGGCGATTGAATCAACGTAACCCTCGTGGCTGACCGTCTGAAAATTTGATCCGTCCAAGGCAAGGTGCATCTGATTGCTTGCTTGCTCTGTCCACAGTTTAGCGTCGTGGTCATCTTTTGCCCCCGGGGCCGTCGGATACATACGGACAATCTGAGTGTCAGAAGGCGTAATCCCCGCAGCTATACCGGCGGCATATACATCTGCACACCATTCCGCATGTCCGTCATAAACACGCTCATGACGTTTGCCACCTGGGGTAACTTTGCTCGTGACGTTAGCCTTACCCGGCTTCGCAAACTCAAAACACTCTTGCACATGAGATCGCCACGTCATGGCCTCAGACTCAAGCTTTGCGTATCTGTCTTGCAGCCGTTTCAGACCATCACTTGATATCATAATTACCTACCCCCAAGCCGCGACCTGATGATATCCGCGTAGCTGGTATCACCTAAAATTGATGTTGCGATCGTTGAGTTCTGTGTACGCCTTGCCCTGTTTTTATCTCGCTGCGTTACGTTTGCCGCTGTCTCCGCTGCGGTGGTGGCGCCCTGCTGCAAGACAATTTTCCCGCCCTCGCCTCGCCCTCCCTTGTTGGGCGTTGCCTTGGACCGCTTGTATGCCTCAGGGTCCCAATTATATCTACCGCCTGGGCCTGTTATGTTGATCTGTTCCCTATTTATTGCAGCGTCTACAACCTCACCGACAATGCCCCCACCGGGCATCCCCAAAGCAGTTCCGATAACAGATCCTGCAATGCCTAGTGCGCTGGAATCCAACGGATTACTAGCCTTCCTGGACAAGGCCTCGCCAAATGTCTCATCATCTGTCATCCTGACGCCTTTAGCGGCGTTTTGCAGTGTCCCGGCTGGCGTGGCCGGTGCACCGAGGGTTAGCCCCTTGTCGTCAGCAAGGCCAACGTTACCCAAAATGCCTTGAGTGCTATACCCTTCGACAACGGCCCTTGCCCTGTCTAGGTCTTTTGCGACAGCGTCCACATTCGGGCTGACCGGTTCCGGCTCCTGACTCGGGTTATGGACTAACCCAAGTGTTTGGGCAATGCTTTTTATGTCACCGGCCAAACCGCTGGACGGTCCACCGTCCTGGCTACTACCGCCGTTGTATCCCGTAGTTGTGCTGTCAACACCACTCGGGGACCCGACAGATTGGCCCTTGTTGCCGCTGGTCCCTGACAGACTGTCTCGTCCGTCGTCACCCCAGCCACCACCCCAGCCACCACTATTACCACCGCCACCGCACATGCTAACGACCGCCAAGAGTAGGAGTGACGAATAAAGAGCTGTCCTCGAATTGTCCTTTAGTGACATTGGTAGATTTAGCCCCCCTTGCCAGAGACAAGCGTCTGCGCTCTTTGTCCGCGGCTTTTTGTGCATCGTCAAGACCAGGAGAGTCAGGGGCCTGCGCGCTGGCTGCCTTGGGCTGATCAGCCATAAGAGACTTAGCCGCCAACCCGACGGTAGCCACCGACGTCCCGATGCCAGCCAGGTCATTTATCCAACCAACTGTGCTTGCTCCACACATACTACAACTCCATTGCTGCCGTTCTGCTGGTAGGTTCGAATCCAAAAAACGCTGACACACGATCAAAATCGGGATCACGTGCTGGGTCACCTGTGGCACTTATCATCATTGTACACCCACGCTTTGAGTACATTTCTTTGACAACTGGTAGCGCTATCGTCTTACAGTTACGGAAAAACGTAACACTATGCGTGTGTATTGTCCACAGTAACAGCGCGGTGTTACCACGCACACCAACCGCGAAAGATGCGCCACATGCACCGTCTGCCATGATCACATCAAAATAATCGTACTCGCCCTGGTCATATTGCTTTGCCACCAGCCCATTGCTTGGTGTCGTTGTCTGCCGTATTGTGACGCTCATCCTATGCCCTCCCTTTGGAGCCGTGAAACGTCTACCTGGATTACCGGTCTGTAGCCGACAGCGAAATACCGGAACGCATCCGCCGCATGGCTCGCCCAGTCATGACGCGGGTTGTCCTTAAAGTCGCCCATTTTCTCGTTAAACTCCCGGCGATAGTGACGCAAAGCTTCGATTCCAACGGCGCATTTACTGCGATCAAACCAGCACCTGGGAATGATGTTGCGGACTGCGTTTATACCGTCCTGGACTGGGATATTGGGGGCTACGGTAAAGTTTATCCCCAACCCCATAGCCGTCTCAATACGGCTCTTACCTGACCCTAACTCCCGCACACGGGCATCATGTGGTGCTATGTGCTGCTCGTAGTCGTATCCTTTTTTGTTGAGCACCTTGGCATAATGCGGCAGCCCCTCGCCTGTAGCCTCGTAGTAGTCGATAACAGCGTACTTGCCACCTGGCCCCGCCTGGACAAACCAGATAGAGGTGGAGTCGCTGACCCCCAAGTCCCATACAGTGCTGACGAGGAGTGTCGGATCATACGGGACATCTGTGATCCGCTTATCCTCATCCGCATCAGTCATAAGGTGACCATAGTAAGCCCCTCGAATGGCGGCGGTGAAAGAACACTCAAACTCTTGCTCATATTCGTCAGCGTCCATTGTCTTACGTGCGCTATCAAGTTCTTCCGGGTCGACTAGGTCTGTCTGACTCGCCTTGTACATCATCCTAGCCCACTCAGGATCACTTGGGGCGCTATTCCAAAAGTCGTATAAAGCGTTTTTACCCTGTGGCGTGCCCAAAAACAAACCCCAACCCCTGTGGTCGGCTAGAGCTGGGCGTAATACCTTCGTCCAGGCAGACATGGGCATCTGTGCCACCTCATCAAGGACAAGTCCCATGAAGTACAGCCCGCGTAAAGCCTCGTAGCTATCAGCACCATACAGGCTTATCCTCGATCCGTTTGGCAAATCAGCCCGGAGCTCGGCCTCATTGAACTTAACCCCCGGTATCGTGCCCGCATAAAATTTGAGATAATCCCACGCTACGGACTTGGCCTGTTTGAGCAGCGGTGCCAGGTAAGCCCCACGCCACGGGGAACTGTATTTGTCCCCATCCTCCATTGCCTTACGAACCAACCAATTGACCGCCAAGACGGTCTTCCCGAATCTACGGTGACATATGAGCACTGTAAAGCGGGCCAGATCTGATATTATCTCTGACTGCTCCTTGTGAGGCTTGAATGGTATTGTCACGACCCTGTCGGCCATCAATCCTCCCACTTAACGGTTATATTACCGCCATGGTCAACCTCTACCTTGTCGCCGTACTTCTTGGGCCGCTGTTTCCCTGCTATCCACTTCCGCGCGTCGATACGTACACGCGCCTTTTGCGGGTCTTCTTCGGTGTCGGCAATGTTGACTATTTCGTCAGCAAAAGCATCAGCCTGAGCCCTCCTCGCGCGCGCGTACATGTCGGGGAACCCTGCGTTTTCGGCAATCTTAACCTGCCCCAAAGCCCAGCCTAATACGGTGTGGCGATGCGGCATATCAGAGCCCTTACAGATGGCATTGAGCGATTCACCGTTGGCAATCCGCGAACATATTTTATCAGCTATCGCTTTTGTGTATCTGTTCCCTTTACTCATAGATCCTCCACGATAAAGACCCCAAAAAGGGGCTTGTAATGAGCTATGGTCTTGTTATCCTTATGCCCTGCGAATTATCGAGCCTGCGGAGTACATCCGACCTTTATCCCGTGTATGGGCTACGTCTGGCAGTCGTCACCGTCACGTATTTTTCAAACCGCGCTCGTTTATCCGTTACGCCTGGATTTAATGCTCATACCAGGCTGATCGGCCTCCGGGGTCCGTGAGGCCGCAGGGTTTATCGTCGCCAGGTTCGCGCCGGGCTTTTTAACACCAAATTTTTTAGGCCTCTCGCCCTGTGAAAATATCTACTTGCCGTGCCGCGCCTTACACTCTGTCTCCATGACGGTAAGACGCGTGCCATGTTGCTTTATGTCGCAACGCATGGGACCAAGCTCCTTGTCAAGATCGGACCACTTAACGCAGTCACGGAGGCCGAGTTTGATCTCTGTCAAATCACGGCTATGCTCCTCGCCTTGGCGCGTAACCTTTTTATCCAATTTGACAAATTGGCCAAGGGCGTCTGTCTTGGCTGACTGGATACCCCACAAAATAAGAGAGAGGAGAAATCCAAGGACGCCTATGGCAAGCCATTCGTAACCGGTCACTTCCCGCCCCGCATAATCTTGTTGGTCATGCGGTCTCCAAACCACCATGCGATAATCATGGCCAGGATGTTGAATAAGCGAATTATACTATCGGAAGCGATCTGTTGCTGTAGGGCGATGGGCACCCCTCCCGTAAACCGCATAGCGGAGTCGAGCAGGTTGGTGCAGACGATAGACAGATAGATGGTCACGCCTGGGCGGACGGCTCCACGGGCCACGTCTATGAGGCCCAAGAGGAAAGCCAGTAACCCGCCCGTTGCCCGCATCAACCATCCACCAGAAAGCATGACCTTGAGATTCGAAGATGATAGAGCCGTCTTGTTACCGGCTGTCTGTGACGCCAAAAACGCCTTGCCGGAAAATTCTTCTTCGGTCACACGCATCTGCATCTCGGCCTCTGCCCGGCGCGTTTCCCGCTCCTCCCTGGCCATGGCGTCCTCATGCTCGCGCTCTGCCTG